TCTTAATTGTTCAGCATATGAAGATATATTATTTATAGAGCTTAATCCGCCTACATTAAGATTAGATTGCGTACTATTTTGTATTACTTGTTTTTTAGAAGAAAAACCACCTGTTGTAGAATTACTGTTAGTATTTGGATTATTTCCTCCAGGAATACCAAAATATAATAAATCATCTAATGTAAACAATCTTACATGTAATAGACCCTCTAATAATGTTCTTAATTGTTCTTGTGGATAATCTGGTAATATAATAATATCATTAGAACTGTTTTCAAGAACTAAAGTTCCAGTTTCTTGTAGAGATAAAGTAAATGTTGTTCCCTGTGTTCCAGGATCAGTCATATCTATATGCGTAATTACAAAAGTTAAAGAAGGAGAAAGGGCTTGTACAGTATTAGAAGATGTAGTAGAAGAAAAGGCCCATCCAAACTTTAATGTAAGTGTTGGTAAACCGCCAGTTCCAAATGCAGCTTTATCTGTAGCTTCTTTAGTTCCACCCTGCTTTGCGTATATATCTAATGGTATTAATATCTCTTTTGGGTCTTTTGTAAATAATTGAATAGAACCAGTAATTGATTTTTCGACACCGCCCAATGGAAACTTTAGATTTAGATTTTGAAAGTTCATTTTAGAGTTTATATATTTTCCAGTGTCTAAATCTATTTTTTTAGGATAAATCTGCGTACCATTTAATGATATTTCCGCAATAGGGGTTCTTGCGTTATAAGAAGGAAAGTATTTATTATTACCTTTACCGGAGTCTCCTATACCATTTATATTTAAAGATGAAGAACCATTATCAGAAATTTGATTTTTTATAGTTTTAACAGACGCCTCATCTAATAAATCTGTTAATAATTTTATAACAGCATTTATAGTATTATCTCTCTTACTTGAAGTAGAGGAATTAGTATTATTTACTAATTTTTGAATATCTTGTATATCTATTAAAAGATTAGTATTATCTACTGCCATAATTAAAATAACTTCTTAAATGGATTTAATGAGGTAGTTGTTTGTGGAGTTTGAGTAGAAGACGGATTAGCTTTTTGAAACAAGCTCAACATTTGAGAGCTTATAGCATTTGTTATAACTCCCTGGTCTGATAGTCTCTTAACTGAATTAGCATTATCGTATATATTTAAGTTTTGGGCAGCAGTAGTATAAGATAAAGAGGAGTCTGTATATGTATTTAACTGGCCTCCCTCAAATGTATATGCTGTAAAAGCCGTATTTTGATATAATCCTGTATTTACATCAGTATCAATTTCATTTAAGTTAAAAGTTAACATGCTTTGAAGTACTGGACTATTCATGTCATCTTTTGATAGCTCTTGTCCATTATTAACACCGCCATTATTAGACACAACTTGTTCGGCATATTGAACATTATTACCAGGACTTACAACAGTAAAGTTAAAAGTAGCTTCAAACAAATATGGAGCATGCGTTGGTATATTAGAATTGTTTTGGTCTATTATAGCATTATTAATAACATTTTTTTCAGCTGTGCTTGAAGCTCTATTCACATCATCTTGATTAACCTGTAAAGACCATGGTCCAGAATATTTTATACTAACATTATTTACTATACAATGTAATACTTTCCAAGTTCCTATAAAAACCGTAACTGGAGATGGCATATAATTATTTTCTGAAGGTGTAGCCAAAGACATTATATAATCAGAAAGTTTTAATAGCTTTCCATGTGCTTGAACAGATTCGGCATAAAACTTTCCAGTTAAAGCGAAAGTTATAGGACTACTATTTTGATATGTCCAAACCGGTTCTGGCCTGCCTAAAAAGTTAACAGCATTCCAATTAGCTGTTTTTTGAAGCGTTATATCTTCTGGCGTACTATCAAAAACTATATATAATGGGACAGGCTGGTTGTTAGTTCCTGCTGTAGATTTTGGGTTTAAATTAAATAAAAAATCTGTTTTTAATATGATAGGAATAAAAGTTCTTTTAGAACTACTATATTTTACATTACCAGATATTGCTGGTAATCCTTGACTATTTCCACCTAAAACATAATCAAGAGAAGCATTTATAATTGATGCCATATTACCATTAACTATATTTTTACTTTGTAAATACGTACCAACAGAGCCGGCTGATAGGGATTTAAGATTAGTCAATGATTGTTGGTTCATTGCCTGGAATAAAACATTGGGAGACTGTAAAAATCCAGTTTGAGTAATAGAACTCTGTCCAGGCGTATTCGCACCCATAATAGCTTGCTGCATAGTACTTGTATCTGCCATAAGTATTCCCGTCTAACTTAATTTGGAAAATAAAACAGCCTCTAAATTAATAGAGGCTGCTCTACATTTATTTATTAATTATTAAGCATTATTAATTGTAATACCCTGTCCTTGTGGAAGAATATTGAAAACTTCTACAATTATTTCTGCTGTCTTTGTTGGAACAATAGAGATAGACATTACAAGTTCATTGTTTTCTAATACTTGAGACGTATTAACATCAGAACCTACATCTACTGTAAAGTTTCTAATGGCTCCTAAATTCTGTTGAGCCTGAAGAGTAGATTCGGCAAGCTGCTTCAAACGAAGAGCAGTAACGGAATCCCCTGGTTCAAATTCGAAATATTTAGAAGCAGTAGAAATAACCTTACGAAGATAAAGTAAAAGTCTACGAACATTTACACGATTAAGAGCAGTTGTAGCTCTTTGAAGGGTCATTTGACCGCGAATATAAATACCATAACCAGCTTCTGAATAAATTGGGTTAATTTGAGCAAGAGTTAGAGCATCTCTATCGCCCTGGTTTAAAATACGTTCTACAGCTGTAGCATTTAATAAATTACCGCGATTACGGCCAGCTGGAGCAGTATATACGGCACCAACAGAGTCGTTATATGCGTATTGAGCAGATACCATACCGCTGGGAGGAACAAAGAGGTTAACCTTGTTTACAGAATCAACAACCTGAACCCAAGGGTAATATACAGCAGCATAATTACTACCAGAAACTAACACATTATTTCTATAGTTAATAGCTTCTTGGACACTTAAACCATAAGGAGTATCAAGAATACACATACAGTCACTACGATTTTGGCAAAGACTAATCATAGCAGCAGCAACAGCAGGGTCGGCAGACCAACCTGGAACAACTAATAAATTAATATCAATTGCTTCTGGGTCAGAAACGCTATAAATGCCAGTCTTATCAGCAGCATCACCAATAATAGTATAATTATCTACAATAGTTCCAGTAGAGCCGTTTTCAAGGAAAGCAGCATAAGAAGGATATGCTATGTTAGAAGAAGTAGTATTTACTGCTCCCGTAATAACACCTAATCCGCTTGCGTCAGTAAATAGACCAAAAGAAGGAGTTAAATTATCGGAAGGTGTGCCATTTGTAATAACGCCGCTTGTATAATTTAAAGTATCTACAGTAGCATAGTCTATTTTTAAACTAACATAGGCAGAGCTTGAATTGATAGTAGACTGTAAAACATCTGGTGTTCCAGTATATTGTTCTGTTAGAACAAAATCGCTCTGATATACACTGGAGGGAGAAATGGATAATCCAGTACCTCTGGTATATAAAGAAACAACATATTGTTGTTCATCACTTGCGTCTACATTATTTAAGTTTAAATCTACAGTAATAGCTACATTAGAGAAATCAGCTTCACCAAGAGAAGAGAACTTTAAAAATGTTGGGACAAAAGAAGAGCCAGCAGCATTCATTACCCAAGTAGGTCTGGAAAGATTTAAAGAGAACGTTCCAGTAATCTGCATGTTTGTAGTAGATACAAATGGACCTGCGTTAGTTCCATAAGAGAAAGTAGAAGAAGCACCTAATGTAATACCAGCTAATACAATTGTTAATCCATCAGATTGCACTGTAGCAGAAGATAAGCCAGCAGAAGCTCCAGTAACAGGATTAATATAACCTAAACCAGTTACTCCATCAAATGTGGCAGCGCAAAGTGGATAAGCAGTAGCAAGATTTCCAGTTAAAGAACTTGAACCACCAGCAAAGGCAGAAATTATACCGTTTAATACTGCGGAAATTGAAAGTGCATTATTTGCGGCATTAGCGGCTGTAATAGTTCCAGTTCCACCTGTTCCGGTATAGAACATTGGGATTGTAATAGTAACGTTTGGACTGGCTACGCTAACATAACTATTTATATTAGTTAAAGTTGGGGTAGCATTAGGAGTTCCGGTAGTAGTAAGAACCAGTGAAAGTGTTCCAGTAGTAGTTCCGTTAGAGGTACTACCAATAACAACAGTTTCAGCAGCGATAGCACCGGAAACAGCCTTTGTGGTACAGAGGAATGAGCCAGTAGCAGTTGCTAATATTGGAGAGTTGAAGCTATTGAATTTAGTAGCATCTACAGTTAAATACAAATCTGCTAAATCATCTACAGCTAAATTAGTTACTGGAACAGAGCTTCCCTTACCATAACCGGTGTTTACTGTAAAAGAACGACCTACAACATAGCTATTAACAAGGCCAGAAGAAATAAAGCTTGATAAATCTGAACCTACCTTACCATTTATAGCAGCTACATTTGTGGTATCCGTAAAATCAAAACCAGATAATGTTACTGGAGGAGTTGTTGGTAATACTACTAATTGGTTAGCTCCAGTAGCGCCCGTAGAATTGCTTACCGTAAAAGTAGCAGTTGTTGCTGTATTTGAAGATAAGGTCCAATTACCAGAGTATGGTGTATAACTGGCGGGTAGTGGAACAGTTAGTTTGGCAACAGAAGCATCAGATGGTGCTACACGTGTTACATATAACTGATTTCCTTGTTCCAAGTACGAAAGAGCCGCATATCCTAAATAATGATTAGGGTTTGGCTGTCCAAATAAACTTACATATTGAGAAGCGGAAGTTACAAGAGTGGGTGTTTCAGTTGGTCCCATATCTGAAGTTCCTACCATAGCTACAATGGTAGAAGACAGATTGGAAACATACTGTGACAAATCCTGCTCCAGTGTATATACGCCAGGGGAAATAAATGTTGTCATTGCTGTTAATCCTTAAAAATATTTTATTAGCTTAATGTTAATACAGCTTGGTCAACGCGTAAGTCCACCGAAACATTTCTTACGCCAGCACCGTCTTTCCAATCCATCTGTCCAAAGGCTAAACTTACGGGCCATGAACCAACTAATAACCAAGATTCAACAATAGAATGATCAGGACCATATACTAAAAGTTGTAAATCTTGTTTATAATTTTGTGGATATCCCATAAGAGAGGTAGCTTGACTATAAATTGTAGTATACCATGCTTGTAGAGATTTTGAAGCAGCATTATCTACGAAATCATAAAACTCTAATTTTACTTCGCCGTATGTTACTTTTGAACCAGCAACATAGAACTTTTCGTGCATTCTATGGACTTCTACTTTTTCTACTTCAATATTTGGTATACTAACAGAATGGCAGGTTAGGCGAAGAGAATCAGTTAATAATAACTCAAATCTATTAGTTCGCTTTGGTTCTGCTAAATTGTTGGTCCAACCCATCAACTTCTCACTCATAACTCATTCCTTTTCAATACTTTAAAGTGTTTTACTTGCTTGTTTCGTTTGTGGAGTTCAATTTCTCTACTATTTAATTACTGCTTTATTATAAGTTTCCCTGTCAGCTGTAATACATTTTATACACACAAGTTAATTGATATTTTTATACAAAAAAAGAGGGCTCAAAAGAACCCTCTTTTCTTATATTGTTATACCAATTATTAGCTCTGGTACATGTTAAGTACTTGGAGATTAGCAAGACCATACTTACCATCAAGTAGGACCTTGTGGTCATATCTCTGTTGTAGACCAACGATTGTGGAGAACATGTCACCACTTAAAACGTCAGCTTGTGGAGGAGTTAAGTAAGTTACATAGGGGAAGTAAGCATAAGGAGCCTTGGCTAAATCCTTAGAAGTATAACCCATTAACATCTTATCAGACTGAGGATGATAAGCATTCTTGGCAATTGTATAACTGTCAATTGTACCCATCTTTTCAGCATTTACATTAAAGTCGCCCTGGTGAAGATGATTTAGGTCGCTCATATGGAAATTATTGGTGTTTTGTAGAATATTGAAGAGGTGTGGGTGGCAGATAGCGAAGAAATCATCACCACGTAGATAATTTACAGACATATCGTTAGAAACGAAGTTCATCTTGTGAACTAATGTCTGGTTGTATTCAGCTTGCGTACCACGGAACTGACCAGTTGGATATAAAGCATTCCATGTGGTAGTAGCGTAGGCGGTCTGCATCATGGCTAAAGTTAATTCCTGGTCGATTTCAAGGGCCATTGTTTCAGTCATAGCAGTTACTAATTCCTTGAGGGCATCAATCTTGCCATCAGTGTAAGCTTCTAAATCCTGGATAGCTTCAGCAGAAATCTGAGCAAAGTTCTTACGAGCTTTGGCGTTAACCTGAATAGTATCCATAGCGAAGCTGATTTCACTTAAAGCAGTCTTATTACGCTCAAGAGAGAAGGAGTAATTCATTTCCCAGTGGAAAGTATCAGCAGGTTCACCAGAAACATCAGATTGCTGAGGAACTGGAAGAGCAGCTAAATTGACCATAGGAGCGGTGCCATTTAATACACCATAGTTAGCAATAGTAACACCAGATAATACTAAACCAGTTGAAGAGCTGACGAAAAGACCAGCACCATTATCGTAAGCATAAACTACAGCAGAACGAGGATCGTTGTCAGGAACTAACATAATCTGGGCAGAGCCAGGAAGTAAAGGACCATAAGCAAGTGTTTGACCATTAGAGCCAGTTACACCAGAAGCAGACATTACTTCACCAACTACTGATTGAGCAGAATAGTTAGGGTCTAATGCAAACTTATTACCCTGCCAAATGTTCTGACCAATTACTTGACCAGTAGCAGATGTTACAGGAGTGTAACGTTGAAGCTGGCTGGGATCAGCCCATTCTGTACCAGCACCAACACCATCCTTGGCATTTTTGCGGTTTAAACGGAAGGTTTGGATTATCTGTGTAGGAACATCCAACTGACGAGTAGCAACGAACTTCGTAGCAACTACCTGGGGTAGAACACGACGAATAATTGTTGGTAACATGGCCTTGTTGTAACCACCAGGAGTGGTTGCAGCGGTTGTAGTGGCTTCAGATAAACTTAAAGCATACTTCATAGACTGTACGGTGTGCATAAATACTGTATTACGAGTATCTTCATCCTTGATGCCCTGAAGGTGTTCCATGATGCCTGCCCAGTATGGGGCACGACCACGGGACTTGGCTACTTCTTCATCTCGCTTGAGAATAGATTTAACCTTTGATTCTAATAGAGGTTCTTGATTTAACATTTAGGTCTTTCTCCCTTAAATTCGGTTTTGTTTTTTATTACAATTGTTTCTTACGTTAATACTTAATTATAGTTTTTATTAAGTCGTTTGTTGGGTTTATTTAAAAAATATCAAGGGGTTCGAGCATTCCCTTTGGGGCAGAGGTAGAAGCTATTTTTGCGGCTTCTCTCTTTTTTACATCCTCTGCTAAAGCTACTAAAGAAGACTTCATATCTTTAGTTGGTTTTGTGGGAGTTTCAGCAACTGGAGCAGGAGCTACAACAGCTTCTGTTACAGGTTCGGCTGGTTTAGCTTCTTCTCTAATTGAAGCCTTAATGCTTTCAATAGCATCTTTTGCTTCTACTAACGTATTTGGTTTTGCTTCTTTTAAAGCAGCAACAATTACTGTTTTCTTTTCTAATGGATAGCCAGCACATTCTTTAACAACTAAAGCCTCTAATTCATCAGAAAGTACCTTGCTACGAAGTTTAGCATTTTCAAGCTTTTCAGCGTTTAATAAGCTCTTGTACTTTTCAACACTTTCAGTATTAGCTTCTACTAATTCATTAATGTTGAAAAAAGGAGAAAGTGAACGAACAGCATTAGAAAAAGCTTCTTGCATCTTTTCAATCTTGCTGTCTGGAGTAGCATCTTCTGTTACAGCTTTAGTAACCTTACTAACAGACTCGTTAATAAAATTGAATACATCTGTAGCAACTTTCTTTGAAAGTTCCTTAAACTTGGCTTCATAAACATCTTTTAATTTAGCTTCGTATAAATTAGCCTTGCTTAAAAGCATTTGCTTTTTGATGAATAGTTCTTTTTCGCCAGCTTTTTTAGCTTCTTCAAGTTCTTGCAGCTTTTTATCGAGAGCATCTTGACGCTCCTTGCACTGCTCTTGAATAGCAGATTCTAAAACCTCTTTAATTTCAGGGGTTTCTAATAATTCATTAATTTCTTTTATTTTAATTGCCATGTTTATCACCTACAAGTTAATTGTATTACTTATTTCTTAAAATTTCTCTAATATGTTCTTTAAATTGTTCTGTAATTCTTTCATCTTCTAAGGCTTGATGTATAGAACGACCGTATTTCTTTGCTTCATTTACAGCATGAACATAAGCTTGTTGTGTGCTTGGATCGTGAACACAATCAAACGTTATTAGCTTATATTCATTTACTACATCACCAGTACTATATCCTTTAGATAAAGCACCTAACCCACGGCTTGAAATACCAACCGTACAATTATTTCTAATTAAAGCACCAAGTAATCTACCAGAAGGTGTTCCTGCTGGACCTGGGTCATCAAATACTATTGCTTCTCCGAGTAAATCTTTACCAGAGAAGTTTAATGTCGTAATAACGTGACTTACATTCTTTAACGATACTGTAGGATTACCATCAGCTGGGTGGTCTAATTCACCAAACATGTTTTTTGAATCTAAACTATCTTTAGCTTCCCCTAAAGCACGAACTAATACATCATAAGGATATACTCTACCATTATGATTTTTAGCATCAGCTCTTTGAAAAATGCCACGGATTTTTAAACTTTTCCAAGAAGAGTTTGGAGTAAGGGCTTCTTCAAGAACCTCAAAACCACGGGTTGTACCGCAGTCATCTTTCATGAACTCTAAATTACTCATTATTAATCCTTATGCTACTGGTAGCTGTCCTGGAGCCTGTGAAGGAGCCGAAGCAGCTGGAGGAGCTTGTGGTGCGCTTGCGTTTGCTGAACCCTGTTCAACATTTTCTACTGGGGTAGAACTTTGTTCACCTTCTGGTGGTAATTGGTCTTCTAAAGGCTGTTCCTCTTCACCCATTAATTCGTCAGCAGGGGTATGATAAGAACTGTCAAGGAAATAAGAAATCATTGGATTCCAACGAGCTTCTATTTCAGCAAGCCTATCATCACCAAGCTCTTCGCCATCTTCTAATGCTAATAAATCAGCATTAATCTGGTCAGCTAAATCTGGGTCTACTTGTTCATCAGCAGAATCAGCAGCCTTATCATGAATAAAGTCTTGCATTGCTAATAAAATAGATTTTAATGTGGTTTTGTGTAATTGCTTAATATCTTCTTCAGAGAACATAGCTGGATTAAATGGGGCAAATTCTTTGCTCTCATCTTCAGCATTTATGTCCTCTTTTTCTGTAGGAACAGAAGGGATTTCCTCTTCTTCACGGTCTAAATCAGACTGTTCTTCATCACTAAACTTACCAGCGCCAGCATCGTATCTGTTTTCTCTATGACTACCATCTTCCATATTCCACTCTAATATCTCATAAAGATTATTAGTAACAGATTCGGCTAAAAAGGTATTTCCTAATAGAGCGTCTGTAACGATTGCTTTTACTTTTTCTTTTCCTAAATTCAATACTTTACCTAAATCAGACTCAACAATAGCCATTAAATTAGTAGTGGCTAATTCTTTATCTTCTTCAGTACCTTCAGAAATTACAGTAGCATTAAAGATTTCAGCTTTAAAAGCAGGAATATGCTTTCTGGCTTCCATTCTAATTGCTCTGCCTTCTGATTTCTTTATTAACTCTTCTGTAAACATATCAGGATATCTATTTTTTAAAATAGACATTTGATAAAAAGTTTCACAGAACTCGTCAAGATTTTCTTGAGCATCTACAAGATTTTCTGAAATAACACACTCAACTACTTTGTTAAGCATATTTTTCATAGATTCTGTTAAGTCATTCTTTGAAATCTCTATAACTTCATTATTTAAAACATGAGATGAAGTCATTCTTGACTCTGTAAGAGGGTTTTTAAACTTGGCTAAAACCAGCCTGTGCCCTTTTGTAAAGAGAACGGAGTCATTAGTGTATTCTAAAATCGTGCAGTCTTCGGTTAGTAAATTAGATAATTTACTCCCCAAAGCTAAATTACCACCACGAAGTATGTCTATAAAAGTTTGTAGTTTCATTTTTTAACCCTAAGTTAATGTTTTATAAAAGACTGTTCAATAATTTAATTGTTAAAGAGTTTAATCAATTAAGCGGTTAATGTTAGCTTGAAATTCATCACTTAAAAGAGGGTCTAATACCTCATCCTCTTTTATTGTCTCTGTAAGGATTTCATTTTTCTTCTTTTCTTCCTCTTCTTGCTTTTTGATTAAATCACGAATTTCAGTTACAAGAACTCTTGGTGAACGTACTTTAACTCTTGTTTCAATAGAAGCACCTTCATATAGAGGAGTGTTTTCACTGTTATACTCATATTGTTGTACTAAAGGAGAGGGCTGTGCTGCTGGAACCTGTGCTCCTGGACCTTGCGGAGTTCCTGCTGGTATATTAGCAGGATTTAATGTTGGTAGTGGAGCTTCTACGCCTTCTCCTGGCATACCTTCCATACCAGGAGAAATAGTATCTAATCCTGGCATACCGCCACCCATAGGCATTCCTCCACCCATTCCACCAGCTTGAGCTGCTGCGGCTGCGGCTGGGTCTAATTTTAACATAGCTTGAATATCCGCATCGTTTTTCTTTAATACGTTCTTTAATACCCATTCACGATTAATACCTTGACTTAAATATGCTTGTGCTAATCCAACAGCAGCTGTGTCAAGTTCTATACGAGCTTTTTCTTCAATATATGACGGTCTTGTCATTACAAGACTAAAAGACTTTAGTTCAGAAACATCTGTTATGCCTTTAATAGCTAAATGAATTACACAAAGCTCTTTTATAACAGATAAGAAATCTTCTTGGATATTGGCTAATGCTTTTCCAAACGTAACATTTTGTTGAGATAAAGTTCCTTTTGAGTTTACATCACCTTCAAAGCCCAAGAAAGCTTTTGGAACTTTAAGAGCCGAGAAAAGTCGATTATTTAGATACATTAAATCTTCAATATCGCCAAGATTTTGGGCAGGTTGAAGCATATCTACTTTAGAGCTTTGTGCTGTTTTAGATACAGGAATAAAGATATTAGCATTCATATCTAATAACTGATAACGTTCATTTAACTTACCAGTTGGGTCATAATACTCTCTCTTATTGATGGAGTTAATCTGACGTTTAACAAGAGCTTCTATATCAGCACCTTGATTATTACCAACATCAACATAAAATGATACTATCTAAAAGTAAGTCAACTTTTTTCCAAACATCTACTGCCGCTTCTAAACTTGATACACCATAAGGCTCAAACATTCCGTTTCCACGGCGCTTAAAATGAAGCATTTCATATTTAAGGAAAGGAATAAGATTGTCTTTATCTGTTTCTGTAGAAGTTTTCATCTTCCTTGTCATATAAGGAAGAGATAGAGTAGTTAAGTCAATGAAGGGACTTTGTGTAGAATACTGTGAACTGGCATCAAGAGAGTTCTGTCTAACAATTTCCATATCCTGAACATAGCCTTGGAGTTCTCCATCAACATCTAAACGATAGACTCCGCGAGGATCTAATTGCATTAAATCAATCACACCTTTACGAGCATCAAGCTTTATGGATTCAAACCTATCACCATATTTACACATATCTCTTATGACAGACCAGGATTTCCAATTATTCAATCCGGTTGTTTCTAACATATCCATTAATTCATCTTGAATATATTTAGAAGAACTTGATACTGTAATTACTTCTTGTCCACTACCTTTTTGTGTAGCTTCGTTAGCATATACATCTAACGCAGATGCCACTAAATCCGTATCCATTCTATCATATATAGAATATCTCGCATGCCGTAGATTTTCTCTATCTAAATATCTATGAAATACTGGACCATCTGT